GGCTGTATAACAACATCGTCATCCACCCCATATGTGATATGATGTCGGCCGAATTCTATGGTTTGTATGTTCGTACAAACATTATGAAAAATGTCCTTCGGTAGAAAATTATCTACAATTTGAATATTCCAGGGAGAATCATTTATGGGTAATGTCATTATTTAAAACTTTTCTTGTGCCAGAATCTTTTTTTATATTTATCCACAAACTCACTCTGTAGAATATTTAATGTTTCTGAGTGTTTTTTTTCATAATAAAAACCTGACCACATTTTCCACGACTCTCTTTTAAAGGGAATTACTTGGACCATAGCTTCGCCTTTTTTAAGGATAAACTGTTTATCACGCTTAAGAAGAATGAAAGGAAAATTAATTACATTAATATAACTATCCGTGTCCACGATGCCGTTGATGATAAGAAAGCGATCCTCCCCAAGCCTGTTCATAGGTTGTATAAACAAGGAACTGTATCCAGGAGGGGTTTTAATGAGCCATTTATTAATGAACTTACCGGCGTATTCCCCAACCCTTTTATGCCATGCTTCTGGTGATTGAATTTTATCGTGATAACCAATGTCCCCCTTTTCCCTGTTTGCAGGGGTGACGGAAAATTCTTTTTCTGTGGGATCAATCAAATAGTCTTGGTCAAAAGGTATAATGTATCCCGCCGTCATTGCGTCAAGAAACGGTACACATGTTTTAACTGTCGGACTGTTAAAATTACCCCGGTTGTGTCTTTTTAATTTTTTATATTCATCAGGAATAAAATGATTAGCCGGTTTCGGATGAGGCCATATTTTTGTCATATTATCACTCACGGCACAGAATTTAATTTTTTTATTGAACATCATGATTTTGTTGATTTACCACCTCCAGTGGGTAAAATATCCACTGGATGCCATGGAGGTTGAAAAAAAATATTCATACTGTAGCGCCAAGAGCTCTTACCAAGCGTTTGAAGATCAGTGTGAAATATTTTACCAGCGTTAAAGAAAATAGCCCTGTTTTCGACAAAGCCGACGTAAGTGGACAGTTCTTTCTCGTAATTGTAAAATCCTGTTCCATTATATAATAGCCTCTCTCCTTTGACATATAGGAGAAAAGCGAAGAAATCTTCATCTCCATCAAAGTCACCGTCTCTGTGCGGATGTGGTTCTCCTTGGTTGTGTCTTAAATGAAATCTCATCTCAACAGGTTTGAAATCCTCATTGGGAAACAGTTTATTCTTAACTTGTTTTACTAATGGGTCGTTTTTAAAATGATCGACAAAAAGAACATGTTCATAGCCATAGGGTTTTTTGTCTTTGCCCATTGCGTGAACGTATGGGGTGGCATTAAGTACCGTGTTCTGAAGACCCACGAAGGACTCTTTGTCCAAGAAATTATCTATGCACTTCACAAAATTTGAATTCTTAAAACTACTCATAGAAAACATTTAAACTGTATCGGGGAGAACTTTCACCCAGTGATTGAAGATCCGTGTGAAATATTTTTCCCGCATTGAAAAATATAGCTCTGTTTTCCACAAAGCCGATGTAAGTGTTTAATTGGTTATTGTGGCCGTAGAGGCCTGTTCCATTATATAAAAGAGAATTTCCCTTGACATACAAAAGAAAGGAAAAACATTCCTTGTCCCCTATCGCATCGCGATGAGGCATTAGTTTCTCGGTGTTGTGTCTCATATGAGCACGAATCTCAACGGGCTTTAAGTTCTCATAAGGCAAGAATTCTTCTTTGATTTTTTTTAGGAGAGGATCATTTTTAAAATGATCAAGGGAAAATTGATGTTCATGGCCATAATGAGCTTTTGTAGGATTGGTGGCAGGAGAATATGAAATATTAAGCATTAGTTTCTGTAAAGATTCAAGAGAATCTTTATCCAGGAAATCATCAACCCACCTGACAAGATTTGAGTTCTTAAAATTACTCAAAGGGAGCCTTGTAGAAAATATTTAAGCTGTAGCGTGGGGAACTCTGTCCTAGCGCCTGAAGATCTGTATGATATATCTTTCCTGAGTTGAATAATAAAGCCCTGTTCTCTTGAAAGCCTACATAGGTATTTAATTTACTGTCCTGACCATAGAAAGCTGTTCCGTTGTACAATAGCTGCTCTCCCTTCACGTAAAGAAGAAATGACCAAACCTCCTTGTCTCCCTTGCCATCTCGATGGGCGTGAGGCTCTTTGGTATTGTGTTTTAGATGAGCACGAATCTCAACAGGTTTTAAATCATCATGTAGAAAGAATTCATCTTTTATTTTTTTTAGAATGAGGTCATCTTTGAAATGATCAACCGCAAACTGATGCTCGTAGCCGTGATGAAATTTATTTTTTTCTTCTTTCTTCCCATCTTCTCCATATTCGGCATTGGTCGCAACGCTGTAATCAACACTAAGCATTTTTTCCTGTAATCCTCTAAGGGAGTCTTTGTCTAGGAAGTCGTCCAAACATATGACGGAAAGTGAATCTTTTTTCATATTTCTTCCCCTTCTTTCGTGTTGTCAATTGTGAAATTCATAGGCATTGAACGCCTTATATCGCTAGGATTCTTCGTTTTGAAAGGATGAACACAGTGCATATGACTTGCGTGAAAAATATAAAGCTCACCCACCTCTGGCATAAAATTCTCTGATGTTACTGCATCTGGACATATAAAAGTTATTTTACCATCCTTGAATTTATGCTGCTCCTTCACATCGTTTATGAATTCAGGAATTTTTAAATATAGATTAGAGGCGTAGCCTTGATTATAATTATGGGTGTGAATAGGATTGTACTCACCTGCTTTCATGTCATTCATCCAGCAGGAAAGTATGTCCATATTATGAGGTCCAGGTGGACATAAGCCATACTCAATGGACGTGTCAATGTAATCACTCATGCATTCTGTTATTTTTTTGAATATCTTGCAGCTTTTAAGTATGGGCAATACGTCCAATTCCGAATCAACTCGTCCTGCTAGATCCCTTCCTTTGGATGTTAATATATTTGTATTTTTTAAGGCCTTTTCATATTTCTCATTCACATCATCAATGAGATCAAGATCCATTTTATATATGCAGATCATTCTTCCAAACACAACTAATCTGTCATGTATTTTCTTAAAAGATTTCATCGTTGGTATATTCCCATGTTGCCGGAGATAGTAACTCTTTCATTATTAGAGTTGGAAGAAGGGGCTGAATGAAGTAAGGAGGCTGGAAATATTACCAATAGTCCTACTTCACTTTTAATTGAATATTCATGCTCTATGCCCATTGTATGAGGAGAATAGAATTCCGTTCCTCCTATAGAAGTTAAATGCAAGACTGAGGCAAAATTATTAGATGGAAGCGCGTACTGGGATCCGCTATTATGGACATGCGCTTTATGATATCCTTTCGCTCCGTAGATAGCCGTCCAATAGTTCTGTAATTGGTAGGTATAATTATTATTTTCAAAATAGCTTTTTAGGATCATTATTAATTTTTCATATTCATGCAGTGTTACGGGATTCTGGTAATCAGTGGCATATTCAGAAACGTCTTGTTCTTCTTTATGAACATAAAAGGAAGATCGTTGAATAATGTCTTTCTTCTTCTCCTGATATTCATTCAGGAGAGGTGTGATCTCCTCTTTTTGAAATTGAAATTTTTTAAGAGGGATACTAAAAATGTCTAATTCTTCTAAAATCATTTATCTATCTTTCTGATTCATAATTCTGCCTTTCCATATCACATTTCCTTTGTCAAGAAAACTATTATCACAATTTGACATTAATCATCTTGATTTAAATCGATGATGTGTTTAAATTGGTTCTCACCCCAAAATTTAAATCAGGAGAAAAAAATGGAAAATCAAGAGGTATTGAAGGCTATCGCTGTCCTTGCCGATAAAACAGGACGGTATCACGAAAGACTAATGGCGGTTGAGAGAGATAATGTAAGACTACAGAAAGAATTAAAAGATCACAAGAATGGATGCGGGTGTGAGAATTCTCCTGAAAATAAGGATATAAGTTTCAGTGTAGGTGGTAATGAAGCTGAAGCTGAATGCGAAGCTTGCAGCGCCTAATCTTTAGGAACTACCCCGAGCATATCCGCCAGTGATGGCGCAAATACTTTGACATCACGTCTGATGTGTTCATCTTTTGTCGCTGTGGCAGGATTATCAACATCGGTTTTCATTGCATCTTCGGAGTCGTATTCCTCCCCTGTTACTGTATTGGTAAGGGTGGTTTCACTTTTACATTTATAACGTGGAATTCTTCTCCCGTCCAATGTATCCATGTGTCCTAAAAGTTCTGCCGGTTCTACTATTTTAGCCATCTAATTTACTTTCCTTTGTATTTTAGCATTAAAACTTAACATAATTCTATCCTCTTTTGAATTATTAATTTCCACCTCATGATTAAGCCATGAAGGAAAAATAAGCAAGTCATTAACTTTTGGCTGCCACCCTACGCGGGGAGCTAGATGAATGGATTGATCCTTTTTCATAAGGGGGGCAAGAACTTCAGATTGGGGGTGAGGGTTATGAAAAGTTAATTTTCCGCTGTCCTTTGGCACTTGCAGATAAAAAGCTCCTGAGAGATAATTATGGGGGTGAGAATGCAATTTATTATAGGTTCCTGGCTTATTAATCATGGCCCACAGACCAGTAAGAGAAGGTTCATAGTGATCCTCCACGCCTAAGTGATCCAATGCCTCTATGCAGTAGAGAATCATATCCGCTTTAATGACACCAAAACGCTTATCTTCGTGGAGATCATCACGGCTGTGCCATCCCCCTTGATTTGTTTTTTGAATTCCTTTTGAGTCCTTTTTTTGAACATCCCTGACGGATTTAATCAAGTCTCCATAGTCACCATTGGTGAAATTTACTGAAAACACAGGAGTAATGAATAAAGAATGAAGTTCGATTAGAGGGCTCCTTTTGTTGTTTCTAAAAAGCTCATTGTTATGTGAATCTCATTGGCGGCGTTAGCTGTAATTTTAATTAAGTCTGATTCCTCTAGAACAAGAGGCTGTGACAGAACTTCATAGGTCGTGTCGGTGGCAATAGTCTTGTCATTGGTAATTTTATAAGTCGCCGAAGCACTGCTGTCAGTCCATTCTATGGTATACTCTGTCGTGTTTCCCGAATCATTGCATATGAGAATGGATTTAATTACAGCCGTGGTTGGAAAAACAGGAGGCAGTGCTCCTGGATTAGCCGTTGGAACAGTGTAAATGGTTGTAGGACCAGTGGTGGTCATATCCAGACCGACATTTTTAAAGGTATCAGCCAAGGAACCAACTCCTTCCGCTACTTTGTTCTTCTAAATCCTGCGCATAGGAAGTGTTAAGAAGCAGAATAATTTGCTCCAGAAGACGAATCATTTGATCAAACTGACCACTTTCATACTCTGGTGTCGCGTTAGGTAAACGTGTGATTGTAATCTTAGGCATTATCTTCTTCCATCTGGTCTGAGCTGTAGTTTCATGGAACCTAGTCGCCAGTTCGTGTCATTAATAGCATTGGATACAAAAGCGAGGCTCACGGATCGTCCTCTTCCACGTACATCAATTTTTTGTGTTGTAGACGTGACGTTTCCTGTTGTTGTCACATTAGCTGCTGATTGTGGATACTGTTCCAGAGTCAAGGTGACAGCCACATTGTTTGTTAAATTAGTGAAATCAGGAACGAATTTACTGACGGACATGAGATTGTCTCCCGAGGCAATTTCAATGGATCCTGAAGTCAGGCTTGCACTAATCGCTGTACCGTCCGCTTGATTGTTTCCTTTCTCTTGCTCGTAGACATAAGAGGCTCCCGCCGTCAGGCCTAGAATTGTCGCGGAATTAGCCGTTAAAGTCGTGCTGTATTGAGTGGCGATAGGCTGTTCATATATTTCCGCCGCCAACCAAGTGGTTCTGTCAAGACTGATGGTATACCACGTATTTTCCAAATAATTATAGACAACTCCTCTGTCAATTTGCGTAGCACTGGCAGTGGCGTAATACCAAATAATTTCATTGAATTCAGTATTCAGTCCGCATGCAATGTCATTTTTATTAGTGAAACTGATGTCATCAAATACAAAGTCTTGTACAGAGCAAGGCATTTTTTTAACCACACCATCATACATGTAAAAGGAATTCTCCCCCATCCAGAAGGCTTTTCCGTTTACATCTATGGCTGCGTGTTGTGAGATGAGTCCGCAGTTAGCTCCCAATTGACGCTGTCCAAAAGTATAAGGAGTTCCAACAAACTGTATGCCATGCAGGGATTTATCCGTCCACACAAGTATCTGTCCCGTTGATTTAACGGCTCCTATGATACGTGATCCATCCGCAATACGAAGAGATCCCGCTTCGTTTGTCGCTACAGGAGTCCAATCGGTCAGATCTTCCCTGTCCGACCATCTAAAAAACAAGTCATCCTGCGTCGCTGTGTTTGCTATCGTTGTCTCCGTTCCTATGCAAAAAAGGTGACGGGTGTCCGCAGACACTAGACTGAATCGTGACGCCGTAGGGGCGTTTGAAACAGCTACCGCTCTGGTACCAACACCAACTGAAAGATCCCATTTATATGTTCCGCCGTTAATGACCGTTGCGATCAAATCCTCCCCGAAGTTATCAAGTGACCAGTTTCTTGCATAAATGACCACATCTGATGCTGCACGAGCTGTACCCCATGTACTATCTCCCCACGTGGACGTGCCCCATCCATATCCCAAAGTGGATGTCGCTTCTCCAATGGACAGTTGATACTTAGCATTTCCTGTTCCTCCGCCGCCTGACGTGGATCCTGACGCCGTACTCGTATGAGTGACGGTATAGTTATCCGTGTCCGTGATGGTAGTTATTTCAAATTCATTATTCATGTCCAAGCCGTCAATGGCGGAGAATGAATCAAAGGTCACGAAATCTCCCTGACTCGCGCCGTGCGCCGTATCCTCTACGGAAACAGTCGTCGTGCCGTTGGTCGTAAAAGGATCAGTTAAAGACGCTTCTAATCTTATTGGTGTAATGTCATTGAACACTCCTCCAACAAAAACATACAGCTTCCTGTCGGTTCCCAAGGCGAGATGCCTTGTTCCGTCCAGACTGATCCAGGCATGCGTATCGCGGACCACGCCCACCACTGTTGTATTAGGATTGGGAAGATAATCCCATCCGTTCCATCTCTCTGGTTTTCCGTAGTGAAAACGCACAAAATCAGAATCAATGTAGCGCCGGTCGTCTCCCGCCGCGTAAGGTGAGTCCTGTTTATCTATTCCTGGTTGAAATTTTAA